AAATTACATCATTCCATTTTAGATCCATTGGAATATGATCATATTCATCATAATCTACAACCCCAAAGCCGTTCTGTTTAAGAACTTCTCTGTGAATATTATCCGATTGTTTACTAATTCCCATGATCATATCACAACTTCCGTAAAAAGGTGCGTTCCACATAGGATATGGGAGATCGTCCCAAATTGAATAATATACAATTGGTGTATTAAATGTAGTTTTAATTTCATGTTCTAATGCATATAACCACGTCCAATATCTAGGATCTGTAAAATGGAAAATTGCATCTGGTTTTTCTTGATTTAAAATTGCGAATAAGATATTTCTATCGCCATAACCAGTCCATGGAATCAATTTAACATCAGCATCTTCTATACCCGTTTCTTTTGCAATTAACTGAGATAAATCTGTTCCTTTGCCATGTTCAGGATGATGTAATGCTGCACCAAGCTGAACCCAATCATATTCTTTAACTGTATTGTAAATGATTTCTTTACTAACCGTCCCAATTCCTGATGGCAAACGAAAATCATCTGCTAACAGCAAAATTTTCTTTTTCTTCGTTTTGTTCGGATCGATTTTTTGTAATTTTGGTAATTCCATTTGTAACTCTTTCTTTATTATAACTTTATTATAAATATGTATTAACCTAATATAACCACCGGTTTTTTAAGTTTATTTACATTGTTGTATGCTGTTTTCAATACTGGATCTAATGCATCTTCATTGGTCATAATCATCATGTAATCACAACGTTCTGCAATCAATTTCATGCGATGATGTAATTGTGAAAAATGGTATGATTTACCATAATATGACTCTGGCATTGCTGAATACATATTGTGACCTGAAAATGATGGATTATATTCTTCATAACGTAATCCAAATTCTAATGCGTATTTACGAACCATACTATTAGCACCCTCATTCCCGCCGGCACCAACAACGATCAAATCATCATTAAATTGTGATTTTAATTTTTGAAGTGCATCTTGTACTTTTCGTTTATTCTGCCAATCTGTGTTTCCAATTATTGCAATTCGTGTCATTGTATCTTTTCATGTAAAAATTTAACACCTTTAGGCATATATCCATATACCGTACGTAGCATTTGTTCTAGTATAGATCTATTTTCTTTGTGATTAGGGCCATCAATATTAGTGCATAAAGAATATTCCATTTTGCAAGTACTAAGGCCTGGCCATGTAGGATGATTCTTCACTTCAAATTGATAAACATAAACATGTTCGTGTTTGTACATATCTTATTATAAGAAAATTTATTCGCGAATCCTATTTTCTTTAGGACATTTTTCATAATCTGTTTTGAAAGGACAATACTTGCAATTCTTATCGCCTTTGCCTGATATTGCCATATATGGAATTTCTGCATTCTTGTTGCCTTCTGCATCAAAACATTTTTCAACAAATGCATCAATTTGTTTCTGCACTTTTCGTTGCGTAACAGAACCTGATGATGGTCTAAAGTTTTGAATGCGTTTTTGTGGGAACATTGATTCTTCAATAAGTTTGCGTTTCACAATGAAGAATTCAACATCAATGTGATCAACAGGCGTTCCAAATTGTTTTGCAAAATAATTCTTATAAGCAACTAATTGTGCTGCCTTTAAGCTATCTGCTTTTTGATATTTATTCCAACCAGCACGTGATGTTTTAATATCAAACAAAACAATGTGATTAGTTACTGTATTACGCATAGCGACGTCGATGAAGCCATACCAATATACAGATGGATTTTTTTCAGATGCTTGAGTGCATAAATCTAATTCAATACCTACCAATTCCCAATTCTTGCTAGAAAAATATTGTGCTCTGCGTTTCTTGAACCATTCTAAGATAGCTACACCATCTTCTAGATATTCTGCTAATTGCAATGGATTAGAGAAATGTACGCCTCCTAAATCAGCAACACAACGTGCATATTCTTCTTTGAGCTTGTTAGTTAATATACCTCGAAAATCTAAATTCTCAGCTTTCTTAACTGATTCGGTATACATTACCGTTAAGAAATATTGAAATGTCTCGTGAAATGCTGTTCCAAAGGTTGTATCAATTGATGCTTGGAACGGAGCTAATCCATCTATATATGCAAGTTTCCAAGACATTGGACATCGTTCATACATCGACCATTGCGAATATGATATTCGTCTCGCTACCGTTTCTGGATCGCGTAATGATAATCGATAGATTGGGGCAATATAGTTGTTTTGCTTCATATTAATAATATAAGAAAATTATTTCAAGAACACAAAAAAAGCTCGACATTTCTGACGAGCTTTTATTATTTGTTTTAAATATAATTAATCTACAGAGCTCCAAAGATCATCAATAATATCATATATCATTTGCATTGCTGGCACATTTCTTGGGTCAGCTTTAAGTACGCTAATTACATTTTTTAGTACATCTTGATTTACTTGCTGTATGCTATTAATTTCATCTTTAACGATGTTTATATGGGAAGTATATGTTGCATTATTTGGGTTATCTGCAGCACGTTCTTGACTGAATTTTAATTTTTCATATACATCGACAGTTATATATTTTAAAAGTTTTTCTACAACTTTAATAGCTACCCGTCCATCTTGATGTTCTATTGCCATTTTCATGTCATGTGCTAAAGTTTCATAGTCAGTATCAAAGCTATCATATTCCGCGCGGTTGATAAAATACTCATCATCATTTCGTTTAAACATATCCAATTGTGTTTCAGTTAGATTCTTTGTACCAAAGCGTCGCATATTCTCTGCTAACGTATTTTTCATTGTATTCCTTTTAAATTTTAATATAAATATAGTATAAGAAATTATTTATTAGAATCCAATTGTTCTGCTAAGTATATATTGATTAGATCCTTTGTCTTAGTTAAATCTTGTTGAAAAGATCCTTTATGCCGGCATCTTACAATGCGTTTAATGATATCGAATTCATATGAGTTCAAACCCCAATCTTCTGCAAATTTATAAAGGCTATCCTTACCTTTGTAATGTGATTGTGTGTTTACATTGCTCATTTAATTCCTTTCAATAGTTTTTTCTTATCGCCGTCACTATAACCATACATTGATAAGATTCGTTCACATTGAACTTTATCCATTAAGTCAACATAATCAGCAGCTTCTGATTTGCTAACTTGATAATGCTCAGCAACTTGTTCAACTAATCCCTTTTCATACTTATCTTCAGATTTGCCTTTTATGTATTTAGCAAATGTCTTGTTATTCGGTAATAGTTCGTGATATAATTTATATGTCTCTTGCGGACGTAACAATCCAATTGTATATGTTTGAAATTCGTTGATCAACTCCGTTAGTTCCATTCTCATTGATAAAAAACGATTCATCATGAAAGGACTAAAAGCTTTTTGATCCATATCAGACCATTTCGACCATTCTTTCTTTTTATGAGTTACCCCATCAATGAAATCAAACATTGTCGCTGCCTTCTTTTTTTCTTCCGCCATTATAAATTGTATTTTTTACGATATTGTTCTTCTAATCTAGTTCCCATTCCCATTTCTACAATAATTGCATTATCTGGGATACCAATTATTCTTTTGGCATTCAAAATGTCATCAATACTTTTATTACGAAAAGTTTTTATCTTAGTCTTAGCATTGCTACGATTCGATGTTTTAAATATAATTGTTATTAGATCTTTATGATATGCCTCTGCCATTAGATTTCGCCTAACAAGTTAACAAACATTGCCATGATATTGATTTCTTTATCAACCACACTTGCATCCTTGAATTGTGATTCTGCAATGATCAAAATGCATGGTGCTATATGGCCATGGGCAAACTCATCTAAATTATCATATAGGAATGTATACAATGGAGTAAAGTCTTTAACTTTGCTATCTGCAATACATTGACGAATCTTAGTAAATGATGCTTTTTTATCTTTTGCATTTTTAAGCATTTCCAATACTTCGGTCATGTAATTTGCTTGAATTGCACTTGCTTTATCTAATTGCAATACTCCATTTACTACTGATGCCTGAGCTGCATTAATTGCTCGACGTACATCTGGATATGATGCATTGATAATTGCTGCAATATCCTTGATATCATATTGAACACCCTTTTCTTCTAACACAGTAACCAAACGCTTTGCTACATCTGTTTTATTTGGAGGCGTAATTGCAAATGTCTGACAACGTGATTGAATAGGATCAATGATTTTTTCAACATAATTACATGTTAGGATAAATCGTGTTGTTTTGCTATATGTCTCCATTAAGTTGCGAAGAGCTGCCTGTGCATTTGGCGTTAAATAATCTGCCTCATCTAAGATAATGATTTTCCAACGACGGAAACCTACTGTTGATGCATAACGCTTGATCTTATCACGAACTGCATCTACTGAGTTTTCATCTGATGCATTAATATACATCAAATCAGCATCCACACTATTTGCAATAATCTTTGCCAGGGTAGTCTTACCAGTTCCTGCGGATCCGTAAAACAATAAATGCGGTACATCACCGTTTGCAATGAAAATTTTAACTTTTTCAATGATGTGTTCATTGCCAATATATCCTTCTAATGTGTCTGGGCGAAATGATTCTACCCAAAGTGTATTTTCTACGTTTCCTATCATATTATTTACCTGTTGATCCAAATCCTTTATCACCTCGTTTAGTACTCGTTTCTAATGTAGTGGTTGCTAACCATTGTACTTTTTCTACGGGACATAAAACTAATTGTGCAATTCTATCACCTAACTTAACTTCGAAGTCATACTGACCATGATTGATTAAAATGACACCAATTTCACCTCGATAATCTGCATCAATAGTGCCTGGACTATTTAATACAGTAACTCCATAATTCTTAGCTAAGCCACTTCGGGGGCGAACCTGTATTTCGTACCCATATGGAATTTCAACTCGAAGACCAGTTGTTATTAATTTAAACTCGCCTGGTTTTAGAAGTCCATTTTCTGCACTTCTAACATCTAGACCAGCACTTCCATTAGTTTCATATTGTGGAAGTGCATTGTCTGAATTATTTACTATTTTTACTATCATCTTAATTTTGAAGCATTACTAACCAATAGCTAGATTCAAAATCAGACCCAATAAAATCAATACGAGATAATCCGTCTGGAGATACATGTAATTGTCCTACATCTCCGCGGTTCGCAACTAATACCTCTTTTAATTTGTCTGCTGAGAAACAAACTGGTTCCATATCTACACCTGGTGATGTTCCTACTTCAAATGTAATATTATCGGAATTAACTGTTGTGTAATTGATAATAAATTTAACGATTCCGTTCTGGACTTGTACTGCAAAGTTTTTAGCATCTGGTAATGCATTTTTTGCTTTAATGAATTTGCTAATAAATTCGTCATTTACTGCAATTTGTACTAGATAATCTGGTTCTGCATTGATTGTCGGTACCGCAGGAATAACTGTCGTGTCAGCTAACATGAAAGTTGCTTGAGTTGTTCCTTCTGAAATTTTCATTGCATAATTCTTACCAGCTGCTTCTTTAACATCAATATTGATATTCTCGCCAACAGCTCCTAGCATTTTAATTAATGCACCTGTATGATTAATACCCAACATACCTTTCATAAAAGGTGTTGTATTCCATTTGATCTTACCTACTACGGTTTGATCCATATCAATTAACTCACAACTAATTGATTGTTCTGCTTCTTTTAACGTAACCGCTTCGCAATTTCCTGCTAAATAATAACGATTAATAAACGATTGTAACTTGCTTTTTTCCATTGTTTTCCGATTTAAAATGTAAAGTATTTATT